CTACTTTAAAGCGAACCAGCAACAGAAGCATCGTATGGAGATGATGCAGCTTGAAACGCAGTTGGCGCAGAAGCGTTCTGAGATGAAGCTGGTTGAGTTAGATAAACAGGCAGATATCGCGGAAACGAAGGGGTTGTATGAGCATGACCGATCTATTGACGCTGGCGGATTTATCAACGCTCTTCGGGGTTCTGTGCGTCCTGTCATTACTTATGCCTTTTTCGGACTGTTCGTAGCTACAAAAGTAGTTATCATGGTTAAAGTAGGGCAGTCTGGCGGCGATTGGACGGAAGCTGTTGAACTTATGTGGGACCCAGAAACAGCCGGACTTATGTCGGCAGTCTTAGCTTTTTGGTTTGGAAATCGGGCAATATCTAAGTATGCGAGGAAGTAACTATGGGCTACAAGTTAGGAAAACGAAGCCTGTCAAGGCTAGAAGGTGTCAACGACGATCTGGTAACGGTCGTGAAATACGCTATCGGCGTTACGAAGCAGGACTTTTCGGTCATCTGCGGGTTGAGAACAATAGAAGAACAACGCGTTCTGGTTGCAAAAGGGGCTTCTCAGACGATGAAGTCGAAACACATTGACGGCAATGCCGTTGATTTGATGGCTTATTGCAACGGCGGGCGTTGGGAATTAAATCTATACGACGAGATTGCTGATGCCATGAAGGAAGCTGCCGAGGCAGCGGGGGTAAAGCTCCGTTGGGGAGCGGCTTGGACGATAGATGATCTTGGTGCGTGGGACGGAACCGCGGAAAATGCAATGAACAGCTACATTGACATTCGAAGATCACAGGGCCGCAGACCGTTTATTGACGCCCCACACTTTGAAGTTGTGTTTTAATGCACGCGTTCGTCCTTATGCTGTATCTTGGGTATGGGGACGCGCGGTCTTTGGTTATAAATGATTTGTATTTCTACCAGTTAAACGTGTGTAACAGGGTAGCCAAGGCGCTTGTGGAGCGTTATAGCACTCACGGTATTACAACTTCTGACAGAGCGGTTGCTTATTGCCTGCCAGTAAAAATTACGGACGACTCGTTGCACGTTTACTAAAAAACAAGTAAGTTTCCCGTATAAGATTAAATGGGAGAATCTGGGAATGGATGAGATACGCGTTGCAGAAGCAGTTTTTCGCGTTATAAGGGAAAGGAGACAAGGCGTTGTTGATCTAATGCAGTACGGCAACGTTAAATCACAAGAGCAATATCGTGAGCTTATGGGTAACTTAGAGGCCCTAAATCACGTGGAACAGGAACTCAAGGGCCTGCTAGATAAACAGGAGCGTAGTGTTGACTAAAGCACATGCAATAGACTTAACCGCGGCTAGAGAAGGCGTGGCGAACTTAGAAGATGCTTACAAAGCAGAAGTAACAAGGACGTTGGACCCAGATTCTTTGGGTCAGTCTCTTTTAGAAAAAATGCCCACTCCTACGGGATGGCGTCTGTTGATTCTCCCATACAAGGGGAAAGGCAAGACGGATGGCGGCATATATTTACCGGATAAAGTAGTTGAGGAACAATCTGTATCTACGCAGGTTGGGTATGTCTTGAAGGTCGGGGAACTGGCGTATCAGGACGAGGCTAAGTTTTCAGATGGTCCGTGGTGCGCGAAGGGTGATTGGGTAATGTTTGCCCGTTACGCGGGTTCGCGCTTTAAGATCGACGGTGGCGAGGTCCGTATTCTTAATGACGATGAAATCTTAGCCAAGATTTCTGACCCCGAAGATATTTTGCATTTCTAGGAGAAAACAATGGCAGAAGACGATCAAATTGAACTGGAACTGGAAGGTTCGAGCGCAACGGAGGTTTCTGTTGAAGAAACTTCTACCGCAGGTTCTGAGGACCAGTTTGAGCAAGCGGAGAACGCTACTCAATCGCGGATAAACCGCCTTACCAAGAAGATGCGCGAGGCGGAGCGTCGTGAAAACGAAGCTGTGAACTACGCAAAGCATGTTCAGGCGGAAGCTAATTCGTTAAAGCAGCGTATGTCCAGTTTGGATAACAGCTACGTTAATGAGTATACCACGCGTGTGGAGACACAGCTTGCCCAGACCGAGAAAGAAATGGCTAGGGCTATGGAGCTTGGGGATACGCAAGCGGCGGTAGAGGCGCAGCGCAAGCTAACTTCTCTGTCTATTGAGAACGACAGGGCGTCTCAGGCTAAAATGCAGCAGGAGCGTCAGCGGCAAACCGCGTCTCAACAGCCGCAACAACAGCAACAGGTGCAGCAACAACAGCAACAACAGCAAGTCAAACGCCCTGACCGCAAGGCCGAAGAATGGGCGGAACAAAATGATTGGTTTGGTCAAGACGAGGCCATGACTTTTGCTGCTTTTGGTATTCATAAAAAGCTGGTTGAAGACGAAGGATTTGACCCGCAGAGCGATGACTACTATAGTGAACTAGATCAGCGCATTTCGGATAAGTTTAGAGTGCCTGCAAATACTACCAGTAGACGGCCCGCACAGACGGTTGCTGGGGTTTCAAGAAGTACCTCTGGGCGCAGTGGAAGGAAGGTTAGACTCACCCCTAGCCAAGTCGCAATAGCGAAAAAATTGGGTGTGCCACTAAGTGAATACGCGAAATACGTGAAGGATTAAAGCTATGACAGACAGAACTCCTCGCGCTAACACAACTCGGGAAAAAACGGTTGCGCGTAAGCCGTGGGCTCCCCCGTCTATGCTAGACGCACCACCTGCACCGGATGGATACAAGCATCGTTGGATTCGTTCCGAAACTCGGGGCTTTGACGATACTAAAAACATCAGCGCCAAGATGCGCGAAGGTTGGGAACTTGTCCGTAAGGACGAATACCCTGACTTTGAGTCTCCGGTAGTTGAATCAGGTAAATACGAAGGTGTGTTTGGAATTGGCGGTTTGATGCTGGCTCGTATTCCAGAAGAGACAGTTGCGGAAAGAACGTCTTATTTCTCCAGTAGAAATAGGGACCAGATGGAAGCAGTTGACTCCGACATGATGCGAGAGAATGCACATTCAACCATGACGATCAATAAACCAGATCGTCAGTCTCGTGTAACCTTTGGTGGACCTAGGAAGAACTAGCTCCTCCTTTAATGGAGAAAGATAATGGCGAATACAGAAACGTCTTATGGTCTTCGTCCAATAAGCAGACAGGGTTCTTCTGTCTCTTCTACTGGCATGACCGAGTATCGTATCGCATCTGACAACTCTAATCCAATTTTCCAAGGCATGGCGGTTATTCCGTTGGCCGCGGGTGTTATTGACGATCTACAGGCTGCGGCTGGTGGTAACGTGTCAATAGCTGGAGTTTTTGGCGGGTGTGAATATGTTTCGGATACCACGGGTAAGCCCGTGTTTTCTAACTTTTGGCCCGGATCAGGCGCAGATAGCGACTTTCCGGTCAAAGCCTTCCTTTACGATGATCCAAATCAGTTGTTTCGGATTGCAACATCTAATGTTGTGGCTGCGGCAAACACTGAAGCGGAAATTCGCGCCGCGGTTTTTGCAAACATTGCGCTTGCTACAGGTAACAGCGGTTCGACTTCAACAGGGTTGTCTTCGGCAACGGCTGATCTGAACACTATCGCAACCACCAACACTTTGGCTCTCAGAATTATGGGTATCTTAGACGATCCTGCTAATAATGACTTCACAAGTGCGGGTATCCCTCTCATTGTTCGTATAAACAACCACTTCAATGCGCCTACGGGCTCTATTGCAGCGGGCACTGTTTCTACGACAGGCGTATAAGGAGCTTAGAAAATGGCTATTTCTCGCGCACAACTAGCAAAAGAGCTAGAACCGGGACTGAACGCATTGTTTGGGCTGGAGTTTGGACGTTACGAAAACGAACATAGTGAAATCTTTGACGAAGAAAGCTCGGATCGGGCGTTCGAAGAAGAAGTTATGCTCGGAGGTTTCGCAACAGCACCTGTTAAGAGTGAAGGTGGGGCAATTTCTTTTGACGACGCTCAAGAGACTTACACCGCTCGTTACACTCACGAAACCATTGCGCTTGCCTTCTCAATCACTGAGGAAGCAATCGAAGACAATCTTTATGATCGTCTGGCTTCGCGTTACACCAAAGCGTTGGCTCGTTCGATGGCTACGACAAAGCAGATCAAAGCTGCGTCTATCCTGAACAACGCGTTTTCTACTGGTGCAAACGTAATCGGTGACGGCGCGGCTCTTTGCTCTGCTTCACACCCTTCTCTGTCGGGAACCCAGACTAACCTTCTGGCTGTTGCGGCTGACCTCAACGAAACTTCGCTTGAGCAGATGCTAATCGACATTGCGGGCTTCACCGATGAACGTGGTCTTAAAATTGCGGTTCGTGGAACGAAACTTATCATTCCAAAAGAGCTTCAGTTTATTGCGGAACGTGTGATGAACTCTGCGCTTCGTAGCGGTACGTCGGACAACGACAACAACGCGATGAAGAACATGGGTATGCTTCCCGAGGGTGCGGTTGTTAACCACTACCTCACAGATACCGACGCGTACTTCATCAAGACAGACGCTCCAAACGGCTTCAAGTACTTCAACCGTGCGGCTATCAAAACCGCGATGGAAGGTGACTTTGACACTGGCAACATGCGTTTTAAAGCGCGTGAGCGTTACTCGTTTGGTGTATCAGATTGGCGCTGCGTCTTCGGAACCCCCGGAGCTTAAGCTAACCAAATCTTTGTGTTTTAAGGGGCAGCTTCGGTTGCCCCTTTCTTTTTTGTATTTACTGCGGTATAGTTCAGCATCCCTGACAGTCGCGTTGTGTGGCTGACTTAACCCACGACAGGAGATAATCATGGGTAACTCTACTTTTAGCGGACCAGTACGTTCGCAAGACGGATTTCAATCTATTACAACAAACACTTCGACAGGCGCAGACACAACAAATTCTACTTATGGAACGAACGCCACAATCGGCGGCGATCTTACGGTAGCGGGTTCTGTATTCTCAGGCGGAATGCCTACTTTAGGGGGCCTTACTGTAACGGCTAAAGCCACCGCGGGAACTGTTTCCTATGTTGCTGGAATTAACATCAACCCATTCACGGGTGCAGCACAACAGGTCACTACTCTTCCCGCCGCGACAGTCGGTGTTGTGTGTATCCACGCTCAGTCAGTTGACACTACTGGCGGAACTGCTTTCCTGAGTTTTGATTGCGCGGGTGATGACGCTTATGAAACAGGCAGCATTATAGAGAGTCGAACTAGCTCCGCGGTCACGTTTGATGCGTCCACTGCTGGGGAAACTTTGTTGAAGTTCACTCCGGCTAACGCCGCGACGAACCTTATGAGCATTGGCTCATATATCTACTTCACCTGCACAACAGCGGGTCTGTGGAATGTTTCGTATAACTTCCAGCATCTCGGCGCGGGTACTACAGGTACGTTTGTTTTCGCAGCCTAATGTTTAATTTGGCGGGGTTAGCGCCCCGCCTTTCTTATAGGAGTTTGACATGGCAGATGCTGTAACGTCACAGACGCTAATCGACGGCGGCAAACAAGTCGTGATGAAGTTTACTAACGTATCAGACGGCACCGGAGAATCGGCTGTTGTTAAAGTAGATGTTTCCGCGCTACAGGCCAGCGTTGATGGCGACACCTGTACGGGTGTTGTTATTGAACGTATTTGGTGGCAGTGCATTGGCATGAAAGTTAAGATTTTGTTTGATGCAACTACTGACGCGTTTTGCATTGAACTTGGTGAGAACCAAAGTGGGGATCACGACTATACTGCGTTTGGCGGCTTAACCAACAACGCGGGCAGCGGAAAAACGGGCGACATTAGCTTCACTACGGTAGGTCACACCAGCGCAGATACATATACTATTATTTTGTATATGCGTAAGAAGTATGACTAAGGGCAAAATGCCTGCGCGAAACAAGACTAATTTCCGCTCCACTAAGTCTGGGGCGGGAATGACAGAGAAGGGTGTGAAGGCTTACAGAGCCAAGAACCCCGGATCAAAGCTAAAAACCGCGGTTACGGGCAAGGTAAAAGCGGGAAGCAAAGACGCCAAGCGGCGCAAGTCTTTTTGTGCGCGGTCCGCGGGTCAGATGAAGAAGTTTCCGAAGGCGGCTAAGGACCCGAACAGTCGTTTACGCCAAGCTAGAAAACGGTGGAAGTGTTGACATGAAGCGCGATGTTTTTTCAGGTTTATGTGGCGCGGCTTTTTTAGCTTATTTGGGGTGGATGGGCGTTACATTGTTTGAATTACACACTTTAACGGCACTACTTTATGCGGATACCGAGGCACTACTTAAAGTTGTTGAAAATAACACAGCTAGAATACAAGAACTAGCTACGTACTACGATTAAAGGGGCAACGGTTAATGGCATACTCACGTAAGTCCAAGGGTGCGTCCAAGAAATCCAAGGGTAGCAAGATTTGCCCTGCGGGTAAGGCGTGGGCTCAAAGAACTTTTGATACTTATCCTTCCGCTTACGCTAACATGGCGGCATCCAAGTATTGCAAAGACCCGAACTATGCCAAAGGAGCCAAGGGTAAGAAGAAGGCGTCAGCATAATGGGTGCTTTAAAGGATTGGGTAAAACAGGATTGGGTTAGAATTGGAACCGATGGAAAAATTAAAGGTAAGTGCGGCACTTCTAAAGATAAGAAGAACCCTGACCGATGTCTTCCGCGATCTAAGGCGGCTTCTCTTTCCCAATCAGAAAGAGCTTCAACAGCTCAGAAGAAAAAACGAGAAGGCTCTAAAGGTAAAACCAACGTCAAAAACACCAAAGCCGCTGAAGTTAAATATGCGTTCCTTGGGGGCGAAATCAAAGCGAAAAGAAAAGCGCCGCCGCCCAACAAAAAAGGAGTGGTTGCCCGTGGATGCGGAAGAGTAATGTCTGGTAAAAGAAAACGTACAACTGGTTCAGTTAGCACATAAAGGATATTAAAATGGCTATGATGAAGAAAAAGGGTTACGCCAAGGGCGGCGCTGCTAAGAAGATGAAAGCGGGCGGCGCGGTAAAGAAGATGAAAATGGGTGGCGCAGTTAAACGCAAGAACGGCGGTCCTATGATGAAGAAAAAAGGTTACGCCAAGGGCGGCGCGGTAAAGAAAAAGTAAACTTTAATGCCGTTTTTACAAAGTAACATACCGCACTTTAAGTGTTGGGTTCGCCGTGAGTACACCGTTAATCACGAACGTTATCACGGCGAGTTTCTACACGCTATGGCTATTGCCGTAACCACTATGCCTAATCGTTGTTTAAGCTTTCAACTTATCTTTACAGGTTGTGAGGTAGACGAGGAGGGCGGGGATAATGTTCACGGCGGCGCAATGTGGGCTAGAATGCCTATAACAGCTTTGGTTGCTGACGAACCTTTAGAAGATTGGCCGCAACCTATGGCTGTACACGAGGCTCAACCGTGGGATTGCCCTTCTCACACTCACGCAGTGTATGTTTTGGACAGGGCCACACCTTGTCCTTGGATGGCAAAGATTGGCGGCGAGTTCTTTCCTGCCAAGTATATGTTTACTGTGGATTACACTGATACGGATATTGCGGATGATCCGGCTCAACACAAGCAGGCTCATGTCATGCAATTACTAAATGCGGATAAGTGGACGGGCAATATCGTGGCTTTGCCAAACAACCGCGTTAGGGTAACGCATCCAGCTTGGTTTGAGACAGGTCAGGGCGCACCGGACTTCAAACCTTCGCAGCATGTACATTACTCTAAATCTGATTTAGACTATACGTTAGATGTAACTCAAATATTTGATAACATTTACAGCGAGGATTAAGATGGCCGTATCTAACAGCGTAGATTTTGAACTTGATGTAGATGAATACATTGAAGAAGCTTTTGAGCGTTGCGGCTTAGAAGTACGAACGGGGTATGATTTAAAGACAGCAAAACGCTCGTTAAATCTTATGTTGGCTGAGTGGGCAAACCGTGGATTAAACCAGTGGACGATTGCTCAACGCACTGTCACGATGGTGGATGGCACGGGAGTCTATGCTCTTGATGCTGATATAATTGACATATTGTCTGTTGTAGTTCAACGCGACGGAACAGATTACGCTTTATCAAGACTAAGCCGCGAAGAGTACTTGAACATCCCGAATAAGGATACAAAAGGCAGACCCAATCAATTCTTCTTGGATCGTCAGGTTACGCCCAGTTTTAAACTTTGGCCTGCACCAGATAACAACACCGATATTGTGTATTATAATGCACTCACGCGTATGGATGACGCGGACACGTATATCAATACTCTGGACATGCCGTTTAGGTTCTACCCCTGTTTGGCCGCGGGTTTGGCTTATTATATCTCGGTAAAACGAGCCCCGCAGCGCGTACAACTATTGAAAGCCATGTATGAGGAAGAGTTTGAACGCGCTATGACGGAAGACCGTGACAGGGCTTCGTTTAACGTGGTTCCGCAGTATCAGTACTATAGGACGGGCTGATGTCTCAATTTGCAAGTGGAAAAAACGCTTTTGCAATTTCTGACCGATCCGGTTTTCGGTATCGGTATAAAGACATGCGAAAAGAGTGGAACGGCTTGTTAGTTGGCAGGGACGAGTGGGAAGCCAAGCAACCTCAACTAGGACCATTTAGAGAAGTTTCTGATCCACAGGCTTTAAAAGATGCGCGTCCTCAAAGTCCTGATACAAACACGCCTTTTATGGTTAAAACTACCAACGGAATTATTTATTTAGGAAACGGAAACTGGTCTACGTCGGGAACCGCGGAACTTCCAACTGAAATAAACAACACTGTAGCTTTAGAAGGCTCGGTAGGCGAGGTCACGGTGACAACATGAGCTACACATACACAACGCTTAAAACAGCGATACAGGATTACACTGAAAACGACGAGACAACGTTTATTAAGAATCTTCCTATTTTTATTAAAAATACGGAGGAGCGAATCTTAAAAAACGTCCAGTTAAGCCTGTTTCAAAAGAACTCCGCGGGAACCTTGACCGCGGGAAACAAGTATTTAAATGCTCCTGACGATTTTTTAGCTCCATTTTCTTTGTCATTTACCAGTGACAGTACTCAACAGATATTTTTAGACTTTAAAAACTCTGACTTTGTTCAATCGTTTACCCCGAATGCTGCGGTTACGGGACCTCCTCGGTATTATGCGCAGTACGACTTGCAAAACTTCATCTTAGCTCCAACACCCGACAGCGGTTACAATGTTGAGCTACACTACTTCTATCGTCCGTTAAGTTTAACGCAGAGCGCCTTTACGCTAACGTTAACCAGTGTTGTGGGCACTTTTACCGCGGCGGATACAATTACTGGATCGACTAGCGGTCAATCTAGCGGAGTTAACTCTGTACCGTCTTCCACAACGCTGACTGTTGTGATTCCAAGTGGAGATTATGTTGTTGGAGAGACGATTACCGGAAGTGACACGGGGGCTACCGCAGTAATTGCAGCTATTGGAGCGGATACCACTGTTTCGTGGCTCAGTGACAACGCTGAGATTGCCATGCTGTACGGCTCGTTGATGGAAGCCTACATCTTTATGAAGGGTGAACAGGATATGGAAGCGTTGTATGAAAAACGGTTTGGAGAGGCCATCATGGGACTGAAGATGCTGGGAGAAGCTAAAGAAGTTACAGATGAATACCGTACTGGACCTGTTGTGAGGCCGAAACAATGAACAATATGTCCTTTGGCGTGTCCATGTCTAATGATTTTAAGGTTGGTGTTGAGACTACGGATAACCGTGGTTTTACACCGGAAGAAACTGCGTTGCGTTGCGTAAACAAGATAATTGGTGTTTCCGACAACGCTCCTCCTGCCATACGGGATCAGGCCCGCGCGTATCGCTCCGAGATGGAGAAGATAATTTCGGTGTATATGAAACAGGCTATCCAAAGTGACCGTACTACGGTATATAATGCAATAAAAGATGCGGGTCAGCCCAAGTTGGCCGAATATATAAGGAAAATGTAGATGGCTTTCAGTGGAAACTTTCTATGCACGTCGTTCAAAGTAGAACTGATGAAGGGCGTACACAACTTCACGGCAGCAAGCGACCAATTTAAACTGGCCTTGTATGATAACAGCGCCAGTTTTACCGCGGCAACAACCGCGTACACTTCTAGCAACGAAATCAGTGGTACAAATTACACCGCGAAGGGCAACTTTCTTACCAGTGTAACACCTACGTCAAGTAGCACCACGGCGTTTACAGATTTTGCTGACGAGGTGTTTTCTACGGTTACTATTTCGGGAGTGCGGGGCGCGTTAATCTTTAACGAGGCGGCATCCGGTGATCCGACGGTTTGTGTTCTAGATTTTGGCGCGGATAAGGCGGCTAGTTCTGGCGACTTTACGATTGTGTTTCCCACGGCTGATGCTTCTAACGCGATTATTCGGATAGCCTAATGGCTGATCCGGTTGCAGCCTTTCAGGGGTGGAATAGCTCCATACAAGGATGGAACACGGGTACTTGGAATACCAACGTTGCCTTTCCATTAACTGCGACCGCTTCTGTTAACAGTCAGACTGTTAACGTCTCGGGAGACGCCTTTGGGTTTGTGGGTTCCTTAGTTGGAACGGCAGCAGTTGGCTCTGTAACGGTGGTTGGTGAGGCCAACGTTTCTGTAACGGGAGTTGCGGGCACCTCGGCGTTAGGCAGCTTTTTTACAACAAACACAGAAGTTCAAATGACTTCTGCCATAGGCACTACAACCATTGTAGGAGCCGCAAACGTTGAGGTTACTGGGGTTAGTGCTACGGGTCAAATAGGCAAATTAAGGTCTGCTTGGAGTAACATAATTCCCTCTCAAACGTCTAACTTTACAAATATCACGGTTGCTCAAACGTCTAACTTTACAAACATCACGGTTGTTCAAACACCGGATTGGGTTGAGATTGAGCATGGCCTCGCAGCATAGGATAACAACATGGCAAGCGTATATACAAACGATCTTCGCTTAGAAGAGATTGGCTCTGGAGAACAATCGGGTTCTTGGGGCGATACAACTAACACAAACTTAGAACTTATTGCTGAAGCGTTTGCTTTTGGCACTGAGGCTATTACGACTAACGCGGACACACACGCCACCACCATTGCGGACGGTGCCACTGATCCGGGCCGCGCCCTGTTTTTAAAGTATACAGGAACGCTGGACAGCGCCTGCACCATTACTCTTGGTCCTAACACGGTCAGCAAGATGTGGTTTATTCAGAACAGCACCAGCGGTTCGCAGAACATCATTATTTCTCAAGGGTCGGGTGCTAACGTCACAATTCCCGCGGGTCAAACCAAGTCTGTTTACTCAGATGGCGCGGGTTCTGGTGCCGCGATAGTTGATGCCTTTGCCACGCTTAATGTTGTGGACTTGTTGGTTGATGACGATCTGACGGTTGTTGGAGACTTGGACGTAGACGGTACAGCTAACTTAGATGCTGTTGATATTGATGGTAATCTTGATGTAAATGGCGGCACAATTAAGCTGGACGGAAATTATCCTACTGGTACAGGCAACGTGGCGTTGGGTAATGCTGCGTTGGATGATGGTTCTTTGAGTGGTAACTTTAACACCGCTATGGGTAATAATGTTTTAACTGCAAATACTTCTGGCGCACAAAACACTGCTTATGGTGCGGCAGCAATGCAAACTAATACCACAGGTGCAAACAATACTGCCCTTGGCGGCAACGGCCCACTTCAAGCTAATACTTCTGGCGGCAGTAATACGGCTGTTGGGTATTCTGCACTATTCTCCAACACCACCGCATCCAGCAACACAGCAGTTGGGTATCAGGCTGGGTATGCCAATACTACGGGTGACAACCTAACATCAGTAGGCACTACCGCAGGTTACTCAAATACTACGGGTAGATTTAACACAAACTTAGGTAAAAATGCTGGTTACTCAAACCAAACAGGTGCTAACAATACAACTGTTGGTAACGGGGCTGGTTCTGCAAACACCGCAGATAGTCTTACGGCTATGGGTAGCAATGCGGCAACTGCAAATACCTCTGGTGCAGACAACGTAGCCATAGGTAAAGAGGCTCTGACACGAAATACAACAGGTGCTTCTATAGTTGCAGTAGGTAAAGATGCGTTAGCCTTCAACACCACCGCCAGCTACAACACAGCGGTTGGGTATCAGTCGCTTTACACAGTAACAACATCAAGCGAAAACACAGCTTTAGGTTATCAAGCTGGATATAACGCATCTAACGTAGAAGCAACTTATGTTGGTTTTAAAGCTGGTTACGGAGTAACAACAGGTGCATCTGGAACTGCTGTTGGACGCTTGGCGCTTGGTGGCAATAGTGCAGGGGTTACGGGTGGGGAAAACGTAGCGGTTGGTAATGCCGCAATGTACGTTGTTACGTCTGGTACAGACAATGTTGCAGTTGGTGCTTTGTCTTTGTTTGACAATACTACAGGCAGCTATAACGTAGCCCTTGTTGGTGAT